AGCCACGGGCGCTTACCTGTCACACTCCGCGCGGAGTGCCGCCACCCCTTCAGGTCTTATGTGTTCGCCGCTTCCAGGCGGGTGCGTGCCGTGTCGTACTGTATTATCTCACCTTTGCCGAGCAGCCGTAATTGCGATTCGTGGAGTTGGAAACCGGATTGTTGCCATTCCATAAGCGCGGACAGCAAGCTGACCAGTTCGCATTACCGCGAAAGCGAAGGCCGCCTGAGGCACGTCACCCTTTTGCCTTGTCAGGCTCAACCACGTCCTCGCGTTTCATGGCCTCAGTCCCTATGCAGAGGTTGACGCGACGCCCGTGATTTTTTCATATCGATGGCAAAGGTACTCATTTATCAAGACATAACCTCAAGCTGCCACCGTTTTTTTGAAAAAAATGCAGCCGGGTCGGCCTTACGGCCGACGTTGCGCGCCGCTTGCAGCGGCTTTGTTGCGCCTGCGGCGCTGCTGCGCCCTACGTGCCAATCAAAGCCTGGACCGAGCAGCCGTAATTGCGATTCGTGGAGTTGGAAAACGGATTGTGGCCAAACCAAAAGCGCGGACAGCAAGCTGACCAGTTCGCAAAACCGCGAAAAAGAAGGCCGGGTCTTACGCGCTTGCCCTTGTTTACTTTGCTGGCTTGCGCGGCGTAATTGTAGGCGCACTCCCCGCTGTCGGGCCCTCCTCCCGCTTTCAGGCTCAACGGGCTGTACCCCAGCCTGCGCAGGCTCCAGTCGTTTGCCAGGTTAACAGCCGTGCCGTCATCAAGGCGCAGGGCATGGGGGTTTTTCTCTATGAGGAATTTCTCACCCTCCTGCAGCGACTCCGGATACCCGTCGGCACCGTCGGCCATGGTGAGGGTGTCCTCAGTGTCGTAGTCCCAGTGGCGCTGGTCGGTGACGACCCATGCCGCCGCCTTCAGGCCCGTGGTGCCTGCAGTGGTGGCCGTGAGTATGACGTCGGCCCCGCCCTGTGCATAGACGTAGATGTCGCCGCTGAGGTTCATGCCGCCGAAGAGGCTCATGCGCAGGACTACTTCGACCTCGTATGTGGCAGCACCGCCCGTACTGCGCGACTCGCCGCTCAGCGTTGCCGCCAGCACCCTGTAGACCCGACAGTTCATATAGCCGTTGCCAGGTGACGCTGCGCTGTCCGCCTCCATCCACCAGTAGCGACCGCCGTACATGGTGAACGTCGCGGGGCTGGCGGGCTGTGTGGTGGCGACGATGCCGAACTCTACCGCGAAGCTTGCCGCCAGCTGGCTCTCCATCACCTGCTCCTTGGCCTTCGCATTGTTAAGGCCGTAGGTCCAAGACTTGTGTGCGCTGCTGCTTTCGGTGTGACTCAGCGGCGTCGTTTCAGAGAAGACTGCATAGCTCCACGCCTGCGTGCCCTGCTCGCGGAAGCGCACGCCGCCGTTCTCGCGCCACTCCTGCTCCGTGGTGCAAGGGTCGTTGGCGCTGATGCCGCTGCCAAAGAGAGCCTTGTCGAAGATGCTGCGGCGGGAGTGGAGCAGCTCCTGGCTGCTGATGAGCGTGTTGAGCGCATGGAAGCCCAGTTCGGCGAAAGGGTAGCTGCGGCCTGCCGCGCTGTTGTTGGCGCGCGCGTAGGCCATGTCCTGCGCGGCAGTGGCGCCTTTAGTCGCACCTGCGGCCCATGGGTAGTGGCGCCCCGTCTCGGCGAACATCACGCATCCGTCGATGAGCCCCTCCAGCCCGCCGCTCCATCCGCTTGGTTTCTCAAGCCAGAAGAAGTTGCGCAGCTTGTTTCCGCTGGCCAGACCGCATGGCCCCGGCGCTATGGCGGTGGGAGCCAGGTAATAGGGTCTGAGGTCTATGCCGTCCCACTCAGTGACGTCGGTGAAGATGCCGTTCCACTCCCATCCGCTCTCCCCTACCTGGTGGTCGAGCAGATAGACGCCGAAGGGGAATCCCACGCCGATGGTGTACTTTGTCTCGGTCGTCTCCCATGGCAGCAGGGCGTGTGCCTCCACATAGTCGTCGTCCACCTTCTTGTAGAGCCTTGGCCAGCCCCCGTCGCTCTCGCTTTGCCAGCCTGTGAGCGTGCCCTTGAAGTACTTGCGCAACACCTCCTCGACATACGCCTCCGGGTCGTAGGCTCCGGCATCACAGTACTTGACGTATGTGCCCGCCGTGTTCCGCCTCCACAGCTCCAGCTCCGCGTCGGCGGCCATGGCGGCGCTGATGCCCACCACCGGTGCCCATCCACCGCCGGCGAAGCGCAGTATGTTGTTCCGCTGCAAGCTCATCGGCCTTGTCGTCTCTCCCTCGTTGTCTGTGGTGTCGAGCAGGAAGAAGCCTATCTGGCGCAGGAACTCCTTGTTTCCCTGCTGCTGCGATGGCGTGACGGCGCTGGCCCCTCGTTGGTAGCCCTCCACATAGTTATTGCCTGTGAGCTTCGGATATCTCGGCTCCACGCAGACGCTCATCTGTGGCATGGCATCTGCATTGAGTGCCGCTCCGTAGAGCGCGGCCAGCCGTGCGGGTGTAATCTGTAGCCACTCGCCCGTACCTATGCTCACCTCGTCGCCATTGGCCTTGGCGACAAACCACTCTATGCCGTAGAGCCTCTCCACCCATGACTGCGTGCTGCTGCCATGGGGCGTGGTCTCACCGAGGTCGCTGAGCGTCGTGCCTCCGGCGGTCACCAGTGCGCGCTTGACTATGGTGACGCTGCTGCTGGCCAGCTCGGTGCGCTCCAGGCGGCAGTGTGCGATGTCGGCCACGTCGATGCGCTCCACGTCGGGCAGCTCCACGCCCACGTCGAAGGACTGCTCGCGGAATCCGAGGTAGAGCTTCTCCGGTTGTAGTATGCCGTCCTCGCCCAGGTAGTCCTCCATCTGACCGTAGGGTATGTAGCCCGCACGGCATACCAGGCGCACCTGCCGCACCTTCGTCAGGTCCACGGCCACCTCCTTCGAGGCCGTACCGTGGGCCGTCCATGCCGCGTCGAGCCACTCTGTGTCCTCCGTACATCGTATGAGCCTCCCGTCAGGCATGCGGTAGAACCAGAAGTAGAAGGCCGATCCCTCGGGCGTGTCCATGTATCCTTCCTCGTCCAGGGCGTCACTGCCCATCAGCGTGAAGGCATCAGGTACGGGTGTCGTTCCGTCGCAGAGCTGCACGGCGCACCTCTTCCTCCAGTTGGATGCCAGTGAGAGCTTTGCCATGGTGTCGAGCTTCAGCGGGTTCAGGCGGAAGAACTCGCCCACGTAGCCTGGCGTGCCCAGGCGGTCGCGCAGCAGCACGAGGTTGGTGGCCGTCGATGCGCTCAGCCCCAGCGGCTGCTCGGCCACAGCCGTCTGGGCGCGTCCCACGCTGTCGCGGAAGGTGCCGGTTGCGCGCACGGTGACGTTGCCGTCGGCCACCGTCTGGTTCTTCCTCACCCGCAGAAAGTTGCCGCTCAGTGTGAAGTCGCCCGTCGACTGTGCCGTGACGGCTGTCGCGACGCCGCCGCGGATGACCTCCCAGGTCACGGTATTCTGTCCGCCCCATACCACCTCAGTCTGTGCGGCGGCGGTGTTGTGGTCTTCCATCAGCACGTGGAGTCCTAAGAGTGTCGGGTACTGCTGACGGTTGGGGTAGTACTCGCCGGTGAGTGTGTCGAAGCTCTGCGTGAGCGTGCCGTGCTGGTCAGTGTGCTGCTCGCTGTAGGGGTTCTCCACACGGATGGCCGGTGTGAGCGATATGGGGCGTGTCACCGCCCCCACGTATGTTCTTTTCTTCATGGGTCGTTATGTTTTTTTGACAAGGCGGGGAATCCGCCTTGCACACGGGTTAGTTTGTGGGATCCAGGCTTATCCATCCCTGCAGGCGGCCGCCGCAGACGGAGACGAGCTTGTCGTAGGGCACGGCCAGCGTACCCTTCCAGGCCTCGCCCTTGTAGGTGATGTTGGTCACTGCCGTGTCGGTGCTGGCCAGCTGGTCGGCAGTGCCGCTGTAGGTGGCTGGAGTGAGTGCCGTGCCGTCGTCGCACTTGAGCACCACGCCCGGCACCAGCGTGCGCGCGCCCCAGGAGTTGAGCACGTTGCCGTCCTTGTCGACAACGTAGATCTTCACGCGTGCCGTCCCGTTCTCCTTCACCTCGGCACCCTCCACGTCGCCCAGGATGTCGTAGGCGGCATAGATGGCGTCGGTCTCGTCGCGCAGGAAGCCGTAGCCGCGGTAGTACTCGCTGCCCACCTTGAAGCGTGCGCAGAAGTTGTCGTAGCCGTTCACCTCGTCTGCAGGCACCGTCAGGCGGTTGCCGCTCTTGGCGTAGCCCTTGGCGGTGGTACACTCCACCTCGGTGCCTGTGCCGTCGACGTTGAACCACTTCTCGGGCACGGCGTTCTCCACCACCTTCATCGTGGTCACGTCGTAGAGGAAGGCGTCGAGGTAGCCGGTGCCGCCCTGCTCGGTGATGTTGTGCACGTTGCCGATGAGCACCAGATAGGGCGTGCCGCCGGTGGAGTAGCGCACGAGCGTCACCGGCTGGTCGGGCGTGGTGAAGTCCTGGAACCGTCCGCCCGGCAGCTCAATCTTGCCCTCGATGCGGAACTGGTCGCTGTCGGCGTTGGCCGAGTCGCTGAAGAAGTTCTTCACGATCTGGTAGGTGTATGTGCCGTCGCCGCCCGTGGTGCGCTTGAAGGTGCCCGCTGGGAAGGCCGTGCCCACGGCGTTGCTCAGGCCGGTGGCGGCGAAGGTCACCTCCACGCCGTTCCAGTAGAGCTTCTCCTGTGCCGCTATCGAGGGGTGCGCCATGCCATTGGTGTCCTTGACGGTTGCCCGCCACTTGGGACCCGCGTTCGTCCAGTCGGGGCTGAGGTTGCCCTGTGCGTCCATGCTCTGGTAGAGCACGCCTTCTGTCACCTCGATGCCAGTGATGAGCGTCTTGCCCGAGATCATCGCGTTCAAGACGAAGTCGTTGCTGACGATTTTTCCCATGGCCTATCCCTCCACTTGGCTATCGTTATCACTGGGCTGTGCCTGGCCGGCGGCCATGATGGCCTGCAGGTCGTCGCCGTTGACTATCTCCACCGACCCATAGCTGAACCTGGTCAGGTTCAGGTCCCTCAGGGTCAGCACCACGCGCCCGTCTGGGGTGCGCTGGTTGCGCGTGAACACCCTGCGGCGCTCACACACTTCACTTGGTACGATGACGTAATACATATCTTCGAGTTTAGAGTTTAGAGTTCAGAGTATATAGTTATCCCAGCCCCATCTCGCCTTCTGCCGTGCCGCCGGTGGAGAGGCGTGCCGTGCAGCGGTACCAAACGCGCTGCTGCTGCTCCCACAGCGGGCCGCAGTCCTGACGGCGCGAGGGGTCGGCCAGTTTATGGTCGATGGCGAGGATGTTGGGCTGCCCCGCCACGGTCGTTGGCTGCCACAGCTCGTCGGCGGCAGTCTGTGTGCCGTCCTCATGGCTCATGCGCTGCCACGTCCAGCCGATGTCCATCTGTGCCGCCGCCACACGGGCCAGCAAGTCATCGGTCACGTCGTCGGTGCCTATGAGGATGCGTGCCTCTGCCAGCAGCTGCACATCATCGACGAACACCAGCGTGCCACGGTCGAAGATGAAGTCCAGGCGCATCTGCTGGCCGCTGATCATCGTCCAGTGGCTACTGAGGCCCGGTTCCTCGGTAGTACCCTCGACAAGGCACTCCCACAGTGCGCCGTGATGCCATACGCGCGAGGTCTCCTTGTCTACGTGCCACTCCTTCTGCATCTTCTGTAGCAGCCGCTCGTCGCTCAGGCTCTGGTTGGCGGGCGAGAGGCGGTGCGTCAGCCACATATTGCGGCTGAAGCTCTCGCAGTGGTAGGGTTCACTGATGGTCTGTCCCTGGGTGTAGTCCTCACCGTCGTAGCTGCCGCTGGTACCCGTATAGGTTGCCGTGGGCGTGGGTGTCCATAGTCCGCGGTCCACCTTGACCACCTGCGAGGGGTAGTAAATATGGTGGGCGTTCTCGTAGAAGATGGTGTTGATGTAGAGCGACGGCATCCGCGGGTCGCGCGTGTCGGGCAGCACGCCGGCATCGTCGAGGATGGTGGGCAGTATGCCCAGGCACAGCGCGTAGTTGTCGGCGCGGAGGATGGGCTGGTCTACGTGCCAGTAGTAGGTGATGCGCTCGTCGGTAGTCGAGAGTTCCCAGAACGACTGCCGTGCGCCGTCGCGGGTATTTCCGCGTTTGGCCACGGTCATCATCGCCCTGGGCTTGAAGTTGTGGCCTCCGGGCACCATGGCGTCGTCCCACAGCTCCACGCGCACCTCGTCGGGCTGCATGCCGTCGCGCAAGGTGACGCCGTTCTCGCAGACGCGCATCCACGAGGTCTGGTAGTAGTAGCTGCCGTCCACCTCTATCTGCTCGTCCATCTTGCCGTAGAGGATGTCAAAGTCGGCGAAGCTCGTGTGGCGGTCCTCCTTCTCCTTATGTATGAAGAGGGTGAGCGTGCCGTCGCCGTTGTCCGCCACACGCTCGATGTCGCCGCCGCCGGAGAACTGGTAGTCCTGCTCCATGACCTGAATCATGTTGTAGACCAGCTTGGCCACGCTCATCCACCCGTGAACGTTCAGGCCGTCGGTGGTGATGGTGCCGGTCTGTGCGTCCATGTATATGCCCGTGCCGTCGCCATCGGCCGTGGCTCCCTCACTGCGGAGAATGCCGGAGAACGTCAGTCCCTCGAAGAGCGACTCCAGGTGAGCCGTGACACCTTTAAGGAAGGTGATGTGCTCCTGGGCCGTATCCTCAATATCCTTGCGCAGGTAGGGGTAGTCGATATTGGCCAGGTAGTCCAGCAACATCAGGAAGGCCTCGCCAATACGGGTGGCCGTATTGGCTCGCGGGCGTTTCTCGTCGCGTATGGCTTCAAAGAAGCTGTACAGATGGCTGTTGTCCATGTCGCTGCTGTTAATTGCAAATTTACATCAATGTGTGACTGATTGAAAATACCCGTCAGAAATTGGCCAGCACGTGGCTCATGTCCCTGCCGTTGCGGTCCTGAATAGTTCCCCCTACGCCACCGCCGAGTATGGCATCAAGCACGTTGGAGAGGTTGCCCATGAACATTTCGCCGTAAACGTTGCGTTCCATTTCTGCCAGCACATACATCGAACGCAGGTACTTTCTTAAGAACCAGTTGCGTTTCTTGCTGAGCGGCTTGCCACCGGCCACACGTCCGCCCCATGCCGGGCCCACCTTCCTCGGCTTGTTCAGTCCGTGCTCGACGCGGTACGACTGCGAGAGGAACGGCAGGTCGCCAGGATTGCCAGGCGTGTAGCCCCGCCCGGTACCACGGGCCACATAGATGCCGTACAGGGCAAACTCGTGGACCATCTCCTTCTGGTCGGTATTTCTTATTACATTGCCTGTTAGCGAGCGCATCAGGTTTCCCGTGTCGATGATACCCAATCGCACAATGTTCTCCGTCCAAATGGTCACCATCATGTCGCTCCATTCATCCTCCCATTTCCGAAGTTCCTCCTCGGTCTGGGGCATGTTAGCTCCATTGATCCTCTTCATACTGTAAATCTACCGGTTCGTGAACATAAAGTGTGAAGTGTAGCCCGGCCATGCCGGAGAGGTAGTAGCGGCCCAGCTCCTGGTTGGGGATGGCGTGGGTGTCGAAGTACATCTGCTTCTCGTCGTAGAGATACTTGTCGCGCAGGATCCGCGACACGAACTGCAGAAACAGCTCGCGGCACAGCTCCAGCTCCTGCTGTCGGGCCTGCATGTTGCCATACTCGTAGGCCGAGAGGATGAACACGGTGTAGGCCCTGCGTTTCGTGAAGCCGTAGGCGCCGTCGGCACTGGCCAGGTTGCCGCTGTTCGTGTCGGTGATGGCCACGAAGCGGTCGTTGTCGCGGTACTCTTCCATCAGCCCCTCCAGGTTGTCGGTGTTGCTGATGGTCACCGGCACAAAGCCTTTTTCCTTGGCCAGCTTGTTACGCTCAGTCATCGCATAGAAATAGGCGATGGCGTCAAAACTGCTATTTTCCATACTTACGTTTTATTTCTTCTGCCTCCTTGGCCAGAGCGTCCAGTTCTGCCATGGCAGTCCAGGTGTCTGTTTCTTCCAGGATATACTTCTGTTTGGTCACGTCGCCCTTGGTCAGCAGGCGAATCTGTGCCCTCGTGGCCTCAATGAGCGACTCTTGCGTGACAGGCTCCACGCTCTCCCCTGCGGGTTTCAGGAAGTTGGGGAACATGCGCCCCAACAGCTGCTTCGCGGCATTGAACCATAGGAAAACGCCCAGCAGCTCTTCCTCGGCAAATGCGGGGCCATCGCTCCCATCAGGGACGAGGTAGAGGATTCTCGCCAGTTCCGAGAGGCTTCTTTCCTGCTTCGACTGCAGGTAGGACTGGAAAATGTTCTCTGCTTCCAGGTACTTGCCGAAAGGCAGTTCCTGCAGCTCGAAGTCCACGGCCTTGTATCCTCCCACCTGCTCAATGCGCACATTCATCTGCTCCGTGTCGGCAATCCACTCCACCGACTCCAGCAGCGACGGCAGCAGTTCCGGGTCGAGCAGGAACGCGTCGCCCGACTTCCGCTGCCGGCACAGCCATCCCTGGTCGGTGCGTCGCACCACCTCGAAGCCGCAGAAATGTACGAAGGCAGCCATTTTTGCGCGGTCTATGCCGTCGGTACGGTCGTTATACAGCCACAGCAGGCGCAGCACATAGCGCAGCTGCTCCTGAGTGAGTTCCTTCCACCCCTTGGGAATGGTGAACCGCATCTCCCTACATAAAGAAGAACGTGGAATCTTCTCTTTTGTTCTGGTATCTTTCTGCATGGCGTCGGGCATATAGTGTAGAGCCGGTATAAGTGGGATAGCTGTCTCGGTAGCATTCCAGCTGGTGAACCACCTGGCGCAGCAGCACCTCGTTGGGTATGCCGCCGCTGATGTCGTACATGCTGATGAAGTCGGCCATGAAGGCCAGGCATTTCTGCACGACGATGATGTCGGCGTTCCCCATGGTGGCCGTACGCAGCTTCCCAAGCAGCTCGTCCATGTATTCGTCGCTGATTTCATTCCGGAGCAATGCACTGGCCGTAGTGGCACGGCCCAATGCCAGTTGCCAGTTGTCCGTTGTCAGCTTCAGTGTGGTCATGTGCTTCAGCTGCTGCGGGCGGTAGAACAGCGTGGCCACGCGCATCTGTGCCTGTTCCGTCAGGCCCCAGCCTCCGACCGTCATCAGTTCCTGGATCATCTGGTCCACAAGGTCCAGTTCCTGAAGGCTCAGCTGCTCAACGAGCGCATCGACGCGGCTCTTCGAAGCCGGTGCCGTGCTCTCCGTCGAGACGATGCCGAAGCCGGTGGCCGTCAGTACCAGGTCCAGCGAGCGGCACGTGCGCACGAAGGCATCGATGCACACCAGGGGCACGGCCAGCGTTCTGAGCCGCTCGTTGGTGTCGAGCTCGCCCTCGCACTGGGGCGACACCAGCGTGCGTATCATCATCGTGTAGGCAGCCACGAACTGCTGCTGCAGCCGGTTGTAGACGCTGCTGTTCCTTTCCGGCATCTTGGCAGCAGGAACATACGTCTCAAAGACTTCCTTAGTTATTACCGTCAGTATTTCCATCTTCTTTCTGTCCGTTATTGGTGGTTACTTGTTTGGCATCGGTATTCTGGTCGAGCGTGGTCAGGATAATCATCGGCACGTCCGGATAGACTTTCTCTTCCCAGCCGTTGAAGTAGATGACGGTGTTGTGCACGGTCATCATCATGTCGTGCGGCATGGTCTCGAGGGTCTGCTTCAGGGTGAACAGCTCGCGCTTGTCGCTGCCAGAGTTGTTCATTTGGCTTTTGCCCGGCGTGGCACCTGCCAGGTTCGGGTGCACGTTGTCTGAGTAGGCCAGCACGTTGCTCACCTCGGCCACGTCGTCGTTGTACTCGTTGCCGGCCTTGCTGGTGTCCACCACGTTCACCTTGATGTTGTGCAGCTCACTCTTCCCGTCCAGCGAGGCGCTGAACTCGCTCCACAGCAGCTTGTCGCTGTTGGCAGAGCCGCCAAGGTAGTCGCGCAGCTGGGCAACGAACTCGTTCTTCATCGCCTGGAACTCCGGTGTATTGAGCGAGATGCCCTTTTCACGTGCGCGGCTTTCCCAGAATCTCGTGTTGATTTCCACATGGTACCGGATATTCTGCCCGTTCTTTATCTTGGCTTTCTTAGCAGCGGTCAGCAGCCCATAGATGTCATACCAGCCATCGCGCAACACGGCAGAGTAATAGGGTATGGGATAGTAGCTGCTGCCCACGGTCGGCATCTTGCAGACAATGGCGAACTTCATGTGTGAGCCTGGCGCTTTCTTGAACTGTCCCAGCGGGTCTTTCTCCTTGCCGGTACGTGCCGACAGGTCACCCAGCGGGTCATACTCGTCGAGCAAGGGGATGGCTTCAACGTGCTCAGGGTTGTCGTTGTCCTTCCAATCGGCAAAGAGCACGTGCTTGATACGTCCCATTTCGTCAGCCTTCTGAAAGCGGATGTGGCAGGCATCCTTATGCACCAGGCGCACGATCTTCGTCCGCTCGCGGTTCAAGATGACCACGCAGACACAGAAGAAATAATATTTCAAGTCAGTCACCTGCTCGGCGAAGAACCGCTTCATGTTGTTGCGCACGAAGAATTTCCTGACCTCTTTGTCGTTAGTCGGGAGCGGGTTCTTCTCGCTGCGTGTGGCCTGGTCTATGTACTCCAGCCCACGGCCATAGCAGGTGAGCACGTTGAAGAACTTGTCCTGGCTCATCACCGAATTCTTCTCCACCTTCTCCTTCAGCTGGTATGGCAGCTGATTGTCGGCGCCCCAGGCCACCACCTCGTAGGTATTGCCGTCATCGGCTTTCACGGAGAAGGTATCGTCAGCCTCCGGCGACGAGTACACGTCTCCAGACGTTATCGCGCTGGAGGCCACGCTATCCGCACGCGGAATGTCAAAAAAATAGGTCTCTTTCATATATATACCGGATGTCCGTTTATCTCAAAAATCAGTACGTCTCTCACCTTGCGCTTCTGCCCGTTCTTAGGGTTCAGCAGGTCGTGGGTGCCGCGCCGCCACCAGCTGCTCAGCACCTGCCACCCGTCGTAGCGATGCAGCACGCCTTCCTTGGTCAGTGCCACCACCCACACCAGTTCGTGTGTGCGCTGGCACTCGTCGAGGAACAGCTGCGCCTCCTTCAGATGTATGGCCGACTTCACTTTCTTCTGCATATCAGTTGAACGTATGGTCAAACGTATTATCGAAGATGCGGTCCACCCTGTTCAGCTGCAGCACGTTGTGGATGCGTTGCGCATACTGGTAGGTGAATGTGAAGCTGGGCATGTGGTCATCCTCATTGGTGACCTCGCTCTTAGAGTCGGTGATGACCACCTCCTTGCCCGCATCGCGGCTCTCGACGCTGCCGCCGTAGACATTCACCACATATACCTCTTCCGAGCGGAACAGCTCGTCGGCCCAGGCGGCCATCGGCGTGGTGAGAAATCCCGTGTCGGCCTCGAACTTGCGTGTCTCTTCGATGCGGTAGTTGCGCAGCAGGCCACCGATGCGAATTGAGGAGCGCTTGTAGTCCGGCGCCACCTTGTGCGTGCCGGTGCAGTAGAGCAGCTCCCACACGCCGAAGGAGTTGTAGAACTCCAGAATGGGTGCACAGTCGGGCCGACGGTGGTCGATGTCGAATCGCTGGCTGCGCTGCCCAGCCTGCACGGTGTAGCCCACCAGCTGCTTGCCTGCCTGGCCGTAGTGGTCGGGGCTGGCGTCGATGCAGCTGTACTGCCCGCTGCTTGTGGCCATCACGGCGGCCACCGTCGCCGTGGTTCCGTCGCTGTAGTCGGCCGTTACCGTGGCGTTGTCGCTGCCGTAGTACCACAGCAGCTCCAGACGGCCCATCGCCGTCAGCTTAGGCCCCTGCAGGATGGTGAGGAAGTAGCCGTTGTAGAACTCCTCGGCGCCGATGCCCACGTCGGCCATGGCATAGAGCACGGTAAACGTTGCCGTCAGCGTCTGCCCCTCCTGCGGCACGGCGCTGATGGTGACGCCGGCCACGAGGCGCTTCCTGGCGTAGGGCTCCAGCAGCTCGCCCAGGGCCGTCAGCGTGATGATGCCGGCCACGGGCCACAGGTTCTCCTGTAACACATCCTCGCCGTCGCAGGTGACGGTGACCAGTGCTGCCCCGTCACCGACGTTGATGTCAAGGTCGGGAATGTCGGAGGTAAAGAATTTTTTACCGTTGAACGATGATAGGATCAGGCTCATGTCGTCTTTTTCCGCAAAGGTAGCAACAATGTCGGCGACATGAAAATACAGAGGGCGGCGAGCCTCACGGCCAGCCGCCCCACACAATTCAGAGTGATGTTAAAAAATGTATTCTATGGGTAGAACCGCTTACATAATCACCCACACCAGGCGGTCGTCGTCACGCTGCAGCACGTAGCCGTGCTCCATCAGGAACTCCGTCACTTCGTCCGGAGTGAACGTGGCGGTGTCGCGCAGGTTGTCGCAGATGTCCTGCGAAGTGAAGCGCCCCGAGTCCTCACGGTCGTGGAAGTACACGACCAGGACTGATTTCTTCCAGTCATCCATTGGTCGCCTCCTTTCTCCTGACGCCCAGGCTCATCAGCAGGCGGTAGTCGCGCTTCACGTCGCACATCGTCCGTAGCAGGGGGAAGGCCTCAGTGTCCAGCCCGGCAAAGTTGTCGGTCATCCGTATCAGCCGTTCCATCTCCTCATTCAGGTACTGCAGCTGCTGCTGTGCACCGTCGCAGACCTCGGCCAGCTTGCGTAGCTTCTCGTCGTCGAGCTCCAGGGTGAACTCGCCCAGCTGCACCTCAGTCACTTGTTTCATCGTCGTGTTCATAGCGCACCTCCTATTCCTATTAAAATAAGTACTGCGGTGAGCGCGAAGAGAGCTTTCACTACGTCGCCATGGGTGAACACTTCGCCCTCGTCAGTGGCACAGAGGGCCGTAAACGATTTGCTGGTGGCACTCCACCACACTCTCAAGTTCTCTACAGTACTTTCCCATCTGGAAAGAACTGAGGGCTGAACCTGCCCGAGTTGAATTGTCTGTTGCATATTGCATCGTTCTATAGCTACCATGAACCTCATGGCCGGAGTACAAGGAAACGGCTGCACATCCCGTTGCTATAGAACGATGACTCACCCGAAGGGCAAATTCAATTCTCGGAATGGCAGCCGCTATACGGGATAAATCCCTCAGTAAGGCATTGCCTTTTGACCATAAGAAAGGCCCAATACTTTGTACTGAGCGCGTGACGTGCGCCCTGCCGGATGGATTACCATCGTTCTATAGCGAGGGCAAAGGTAAATAAAAATCCCGAAACCTGCAAGAGATTTCGGGAAAAAGTTTCATTTTCGTGCGTTATTTCGCGGAAAATGCTTAATTTTGCAGGCATGAAGAAAATCTTCGTATTCAGAATCTGCCTTATGAGCGGAACTGTGACGGTAAAGGAAGAGGTCGCTGCCACTGCCACGCGCGACCTGGCCGAGAAAGCGCGTGCTTTCATCATTGAAAGCAACAGCAAGGACAATTTACCTCATCCTCCTCTTCATGCTACATATACCGACATTGAGGAAGTAACTGTATACGAAGCAGAAGAAGAAATCCCGATATTGCATGGACGACCGTAATAACACCGAAATGAGAATCCACAACCTCGAGAAAGAGGTGCGTACCCTTTGGCGAGCCTTTTATTGTCTCTTAGGTTCTGCCATCGGAAACATTCTATATCAGGTATTTGGATAGCAACCAGTTTACGAGGTAAACTACAACAGCCGAGACTGTCACCCACATCAGGCTTAACCCTTTCTTCTTTATCCATAAGCGTGCAGCTGCGAGCTTTTCTTTCCGCCTCTGTACCTTTTGCCTTCTTTCTCTCTCTTTCTTTTGCCCTGCCGTCTCAGGACGCCAGTTTGGGTCAAGCGTCTCGACGGATTTATACAGGCTCTTTGTAGAACATCCCATAATGTTGTAATATTTAAAACCAGCTGCAAAGGTATGAAAAATCCCCGACTTTCGCAAGCAGGGGACATTATAAATGGTTTTCAAATATTACGCAGTATGAGATACTACGCTGCAAAGATACATATTTTCCCCGAAACCACCAAACGAACAAGCGCCGAACCGTCACGGGCAGGCGCTTCGCGAGTGCAATTACACTCCCATCAGCCTGAAAAAAGTTGTGAACACCGATTTTTCGCAAAAGGCTGATACCCAAACAGAACGTCTTCGCTACCTTGGACGAGCAAGGTAGTTTGTCGTAACCGACCCCGACACCGCCCTACGCCCAAAATGTAATTACACCCCTTGAAAACGGGCGGTATATGTATTAACACCCATTAACAAACAGGTCGAAGGCTGGGGATGCTGCTGGCACGCCGTTTGCGGTCGTGTGCAAGTATGACGAGTCATTCTTGCTTGTAAGTCAGCAAGAGGTGGCCTATGTTAGGCCACTTCCTGCTGAAACGTGTATGGCTATGGCCATAAGCATATAGTCGGCGAGTAGCCGAAGAGCCGTTGACGGTTACAGGCAGGTGTGGGGTGGCAGCAAGCAGATAATGAGCATAAACGTCGGCTCCCCAGAGCCAGAGAGTTGCCCATTATCTGCTTCCTGTTATCCCACTTCTGCAAACCACTCTGCTGAATGTGGCGTAGCCTCTTTCAGCAGAAACGACAGATGGCCGTCAAGGCCATAAGCATAAGGTCGCTGAATAAGCGAAGAAGCCTGAGATGCCCGCAAAGGGCATAAGCACAGAGTCGCCGAATAGGCGAAAACAATCAGGCAAGCACCTTCACGGCAACAGCCGTACAAACAGGGTGGCACGATGCAGCCCTGCCCCCAGCACAGCCGGAACCGCGGAGTGTAGTGGAGCATCAGCCGAGGGATGTGCCTGGCTGTCAAGTGGCGGTGTTTCGCGGTGGTCGGGTGCGGAACGTGGCGGACGTGTGCCTGACCTTCCAATGTCAGGTACTCGCCCGTCCGAACCACCACCTGACAGCCGCCAAGGCTCTTCCCCCGGCTCATGTGCAACGGAAAGGAGCGAGAGCAGGCCGTGCGGGGGTGGGCTGCATGGTGGGCGTCCTGTTTGCAGAACGCGAATGACGCTGGTGGTGACTTACCGCCAGTGTCGAAGCATGAGCGTTCAGGTGCGCAGGGGGTCGAGGGTGGGTAAGAAGATGGCCATAAGGCCATAAGCATCAGGTCGCTGAATAAGCGAAACAGTCATCTGCTCCTGCAGAACAGTTTTGTCTTCGCCAGAAACAGTGCCATCTGCACGTCTGCACCAGCAGCTTGCATTGCGCCGATGAACGCCCTGGATGACTGTCCAGTAGTGTAGATGTCGTCAATGACTAACACCTTTTTACCTCTGAAGAAGTCATTGTCGATATGAACGTAATGCTTGATGTTGGTGCAAAGCTCGTACTCGCCAGTGACGTGTGCCCGCTTGCGGCTACCGCTGACCTGTACGCGGTCGAAACCATTCTGCATGCCCGACAGGCGGCAGACTAACTGAGCGAATCTTTTCCAACGCCTCACATGACTGCAATTCGTGCTTGCCGGTATACAAACCAGGACTGTGTTAGTAAGGTCCATCAGCCTGATTGCCCGGCAGACTTCATGCGCAGCCCATCGTGTGTAGACATTGCGGCCATCCTTGAAGCCGAGAATCATCCGGCTAATGTCCTGCTGCTCAAATGAGGCACGGCGTAGGTTCCGCTTTGGAATGTAATCGAACAAGGCAAACTGCATCATGGCGTTTTCTTTTATAGGGTTAATGAAAAGAGGCCGCCTACGCAGCAGCCTCATTGTTAGTGTCACAGATAGCGATTCGCTTGCCAGCCTTGACCAGCTTCGGCAGATAGGTATCGAGGGCATGCTTCGGAAACGAGGCTGTGTTGCGCTTACCTTTCTTGGTGATGACTATATCCAGGAGCTCGCTGATGCACTCTGCATCCTCTGAATAGGCCGTGTAGAAGTCATCTTCCCTGAATAGGAAAAGAGCGTCGGGATGCTTGGCTTTCAGTTCCTTGTACTGGCGCACCGTTGCAGACAGCTCTTCAAGTTCGACATGCTCTGCATCGGCTTTCTTTTGCTCTGCCTCTTTCTGGCGGCTGATTTCCTGTTGGAGGGTGGCGATACTTTCCATTGCAATCTTCACGCCTTTGGATTTTTTTAGCATGAAGGCGAATCGAAGGGCTTTAAGGGGGCTCTTGCAGTACTGTGCGAATGGTTCCCCGGTGATTGCAACCTGCCAAACCATAAATTCTGAGCGGTTCGACTTAACCTGATTGACGATGATCATTTTCTCTTCCATAGTTGTGACTGTTGTTATAGGGTGATACAATGTTGATGACTTATGCCATGTGATAGACTTCTACGTAGGTGATGTCCACGCCCAGACTGTAGGCATACTGCTCGGCTTTCTCGGTGGCCTCGTGGAAGGAGTCGGCTTCTACCTCATATTCGTAGCTCTCGCCGTCCTCGGTGTTGATGACTGCCTGGTAGAGATTCAGATAGTAGTGGTTGGCAAACAGGCGTGTGCGGGTGTAGATGGATGTCTGAACGTTGTGGGTCATTGCTGTAAGTTGTTTAAAGGGTTTAACTTGTGCCCCTTGGGGCTTTTCGATTTTTACGTGCTTATAAGGAGCAGCAGGATGGAGGCATGCAAATGCAAGGTTTGGCCGAAAATTTTTCAAGCCCTGTGCCCTGGGAATTTGGCTTCCGGCGCCACTGCACCCCAAATTCCTTGAAAAATTTCCGAGCCAACTGCAGCACGACCTTGCAGGATGCCGCCTGCGCTAACTTTGCAAAGTAAAAATGATGAAGCCCGACAAGGGGATTGCACAAGGGGCCATAAACAACGGCATGACCCACACGAGACATCCATCTCCGCACACCCCTTGCCTGCCACCGCCACAAAAAGGGAACACCCATGGCAGTCACAGCCGAGACAAAGAGAGCCGTCAGCGGTCGAAGCCCACCTATTTTGTCTCACCGGTGCCACCTTGAAGCCGAGACACCAACGCGCCCATGGGCGACCATCACCCACTGAAGTCCACAAGCATAAGTCTACAGATGCTCCACCCTGACAGTTGCAAATATAGAAGAGATAGAAGCGCCCACCGTCCCCGGGCACGAGCGCCCAAGCGAGCGGCTCAGGGCGGGCGGGGCACGGTGGGCGCGATACTAAATAAAAGTCAATCAGGTAAATAAGAACCGCAATAACAATACTTTGGCATATACCTACAGAAAAGGGAAACAGGCAGACGCATCACTGCGGCCACCTGCCCAAGCATTAACTAAAAACCTAAAACAAATCTGTATGAAACACAAGATTGCTACATAATGCCGCCGCCCCCACCGCCGCCATAGACAGGAGCATTGCCCACCTCCACAGCGATGCACAGCGTGTCGAACGCATCAGAGCCGTCGGTGCGTCCCTGCAAGGGGTCTTCCTCCGTCTCTGGTTTCTTCTCGCCGCTCTTATCCTTCAGGTTGGTACCATTGATGGTCATGGCCGAGTCGATGGAATTCAGCAGATCCGGATTGTTCTCCTCGTTGATCAGTATACGGTAAGTGCGCTGGCCGAGGAACATGCCGTTGATGAGCTGCTGCTTCACAGGGTGCTGCCAGGGCTGGCCGATATAAACTTCGCGGACCACCCACCCATGATCAATGAAGCGCTGTGTGACGATGGTGTGGAAGTCGGCCTTTGAAACGCCATAGTTGTTGCCCACAAACGTTGAATCAAAAGCGAACACCACCTCCTTGTGTTTCAGCGGGCCATAATACAGGCAGATGTCATCAACCAGTTCCGGAAGTCGCCGCTCATATTTCACGAAAAACGATTTCAGGATGCGCAGCTTCATATCGGCTCCTGGCTGTCCGATGACTGCCCAGTTGATATTCGCATTGGCGTCCATGCTCACCCAGAGTGGTTCCGTGGGTATGATGTCTGCATCTGTGCGGCAGTCCACATGGCGCAGCTTGTCCATGTCGAAGCCCAGCGAGTCGATGTAGTTCTTGTCGACAGCCGTATAGAGGTTACGGTCGGTCTTGGCATTATAGAAGCTGTCTTCGCTGTGTTCCACGCGTCGGCACATGATGGTGGTGCGGAACGTGGCCGGTGGCATGTCGCGATAGCATTGGCGGATGAACTCCTCGCCCAGTATCTCCAGATTCTGGATGCTCGAGAACTCCTTATAGAGATAGGTTTCGGCACGCAGCATGTTCACCGTGCGCGACAGTCGGCGCAGATAGTGCAGCTCTGCAGACGATGGCCGCTGATGGGCGGCCACCATATCGGCCAGCCGTTTCTTCACCAGCGACAGTTCCAGTATCAGTCCTTCAAGCATCTTGACCTTCTCCGGGTCACATTTCTCGCGGTCATTCAGGAACCAGCTGCCTTTCTTGGTGGTTGGCATGTCGGAGAACTTGCAGATGCCGTGGTGATAATAAAGATGTCCGAATGCATTGCCATTGCCACGGTTGGCAGGATAGGTCTCATCCTTCAGCTGCTCGAAGTCGATGAACTTTGCCTCGTCAATCAGCACGAAGTCGAAGCTCTGCGAGTTGGAGGTGCCTTTGCGGTCCTGGCTGATGACTGTGGCATAGCTGCCGTTCCAGAACGACAATGTGTTCTCCCAGTTCATCGGCTTGATGATGGGGTCTTTCCACCCCCAGTCTTTCGCTGGCTTCTTTCCCCAGGCATAGTGTACGTTCTCGACGAAGCCCCAGCGGCGCAGGTGCGTGTCCCATGACGGGATGATGTTCGTCCACATGCGCTTGCTGTTCGGGCCTACCAGGGCCGTGTTGCTGCCCGGCATCCCCTCGACGTTGCGGCGCAGCAGCGAGGCGGCAATGAGGCCCTTGCCGATGCCACGCCCGCCCACCATGGTCATGTCCTTGGTGAGCAGGGCCAGCATATAGGCCTGTGCCGGGTTAAGATATTGCTCCTGTGTCGTCATGTGCTTCTATCTGTTTGGTCACCTGTTTCTCCTTCTCAGCCACGGCATCCGTCAGCTCCACCACGTCGGCATCCTCCACCACACGGCTGTAGCTGGAGTGCGAGAAATGCGCCTCCAGTTCAGCGATGACATGCAATAGGTTGGCAATAGGCTGAAAGCCCATCTTCGACACGTCGAAAGTAAACACGATTCTGGGAATCTCGCCATAGCCCTTGTCCCGCTCATCGTTCTTGTCGAGCTGGTTGTACTTACCATACTGCTGTGCCAGCTTGGCGATGGCTGCAGCATCCTCTTTACGTAAGGCGATGGCATAGCCCTCCATGATCATGTTGTTAAAGCGCCATCGGTGCCACTCTTTGCTGCATTGCTGCAAGTTGCCGATAATGGCATGAAGGATCTCGATGTCTTCATAGGCCTTTCGCTTCGACAGCTGCTTGCCGTCGGCATCGACGTATGAAGCTTGTATGTAGTCTATATATTCGCGGTCTTTCTTCAGCGGGTTGCGCAACATATAGTTGTAGATGTCGCGCAGTCGCACAATACGACGGATGACCTGAGGAGCCACCTGTTTGGCCCGCAGTTCATCCTCTGGAAGCATGAGGTTGTCGGAATATAGGTCGATGTCGAATCTCATTCTATGCTTATTTGTGCGGTTCTTAGCCACTGGTTTGCCTCGTCAATGGCTGTCGGTGAACCGATGTCAGCCAGACGCAGCGTCTTCTCATGCAGCTCAAGGGCCCGTTCAGCGAGGACGCGACGGTACATTTTGCCTGCCTCCTTGTAAGGGTTCTGCAGCTCGGCCACATCTTCACCACTCAACTCCAAAAGGTCGCCAATCTGGGAAGGGGTCAGCAGCAGGTGTGCCAGCGGCTCTATCTTCTGTAACAATTCCTTTTCCATTCTTCAGGTCAAGTTCTACGGCACCATTGCTGCAGATATCGGTGAACTGTCGCATCAGTACGTCAAACACCTGGTAGTCTGTGCTGATGATGGTGCTTTCGGCGCGTGCGCCGTATGTTTGGTTTTGCGACGTGATGACCGAAACAGTCATGTCGCGGGTCTGCAGGAGCAGCAGCTTGGAATGGTTCTGCCCCAGGTAGACACGCTCGAAGGCGGCATCCAGCAGACTCTCCAGATGGAGTGTCTTGCGTGCAGCCCTCTGGTCGAGAAGTATGGCAGAGTGGTTGACCAAACCTTTCTGCCGTAGTAGGAAAAAGCCATTCAAGAACGGCTCGCTGGTGCTGTAGCTGCTCACCCATACATCCGCAGACCCTGTCTGTGGCAATAGCCAGCCTAACAATCCGAGGGTGTGCAGCCCCTGTCCGAAATATGCCTGGAGAGGCACATCACGGACAGGGCGCAACAGTTTTGTTATGTCCTTACCCTTCGGCATCAGTTTCTGTCTTAGGAATACTGATGCCGACGGCCTTCAGCTTCTCCACCGTTTCAGCCTTGATAGTTTGTTTCAGAGCAAAGAGGGTGTTGACTGCATCCTGGATCTTCTGAAGAGACTCGGCGGTGTGCGGTGTCTTACGGCCCAAGCCACGTGAAATAGCTGTGCGGGCGTTCTGGATGGTCTTCACGTTGTCGGTGAAGACATCCACCTTGTCTTTGGCAGAATCCGGGTTACTACCTACGACGGTATTTGCGACGTCGTAGGTGTCGTAAATTTCATAGTCATTACGCAGGTCGTCATCAACCTGGCGGAGCTGGTAGCACAACTCGTTGCCGTCACAAGGGGCATAGTCCGGTTTGGCTATCATCTGTGACAGCTGGAAGTGCAGACGTGCCATTTTCTTCCACCGCTCAGCATTGCGTTCCCAGATGGCCTGCACCTCAGGGGGTAGCTGGTCATGGTCTTCGCGCATGCCTCGTGTACCAAGGGCAGGAACGACAGGAGCGTCGTCACCCTCCTGTGCCACGCCGCTGGGTATCATGGAAAGCGTCTGCTCTACGCGGCTGACCGTTTCGCTGTTGAACTTTTCCACTTCCGGAGTGGTAAGCCCACGCTGCCGGATGTCGTAATACTTCTTCAGGTCCGTGCGGATCCATGGCAAAGTAGCCTTGGGCTGGCGCATGGCCGTGTTATAGATGCCGCGTTCGCGGTTGGGGTTGCACTGTAGCAGCAGCGTGGCCCCCTCGATGATCTGAGCCTCCGTCGGGTTCTCCAGCTGGAGGAAGTTATATATTTTGGCTGTAAGAATCTGGTCCATGATGTTTGTAATTAAGAAGGGGCGGAACGAGGCTCACGCCTGATTCCGCCCCGGGTTTTTAATCAACTTTAATCTATCGTATGAAAAAAAAGAATCCCGCTTTCGGGTTTCAAGGATTGGTGACAGTCTTCACCTCGCCATCGGCACAGTCGATGTACTCCGTCGCGGAGATCTGCAGCTTACCCATATAGGTAGGCACGGGGCACTCGTCATAGCACTGTATGGCGAAGGTCGTGGTGATAGCACCGGTTGCCTCTGCAGCGGTGTCGCCGCTGGGTGAGGTGTGGCATTTGAACATCTCGTTGCCGAGGACGCAGAACTTGCCGGCGCGGTCCTGATAGACATAGACGATGTCATCGTTCAGAGCCTGGCGCGCAAAGCCCTTCACCTCATCGTCCTGTCCGGCCACGATGGCGTTGGCCTGGTTGTTGTACAGCTTCGAGCCGTCCTCGCCGACAGGATCGAAGGTGACGTTGCTGGCTTCGTCCTTCAGGTCGATGAACTGCCAGTACTCTTCAGCGGCCAGGGTAAAGTCACCCTTGTACTGTGCGAGCTTGGCCATGTCGGTCACGTCCTCGTCGTCAGCGTCAGGCAGCTTGGGAAAAGCGGCAATGGCTCGGCGGTTCTTATAGTACAGACGGCGGCGGATGCCCGGCATGAGTTTCTTGCCAGGGCATGCCTCGATGCTCTTATAGAGCGATTTCGATGTGCAACTCATAATAGTCTATTCTTTATGGGTTAAACCTTCAGTTCTTGATGTAGTAGGTCTTGCCAGAGGCAGGAGCCGTGTCGTCAGTGGCCACGTAGCTCGAACCGCTCAGCTCATACCAGCCCTCTGCCTTGGGGTTCTTACCCGTCGTGTCGACAACGGGGTAATACGTGTCGTCCTCGCCCAGGTCACCAATCATCAGATTCTCCTTGCGGAGCGAGCGGATCTGCTCGCCGTAGATGCCGGCATAGCAGAAGGTGCAGGCCCAGGGCGAATAGCTGCCGATATACGGATGGTTCTGCTGGTTCATGATGTCAGTACCGAGCAGGAGATTCGGCTTCACCGTAATCTTCAGGTACTGCGAACCGGCCATGTTGTCGAGCACTGCGAACTCACAACGGCCCTTGGAGCCTTCAAGCGTCACCTTGTCATACGACGTGTTGTAGGGCAATGCGCCGTGGCGTGCCTGGTAGTCATCGCAGTAGTAGTCGTAGATGTCCTGCGACATATACATGTATGCGTGACGGCCCTGCTTCCTCAGCATCTTGTCGGCTGCACGCCAGAATTCCTTCAGCTTCTCGACGGCATTGGTCTCGTCGATAGCACCCAAATGGAGGTAATTGCCCTTTACAGAGGCAATATTTCCGGCATTGATCTCCCTGCCGATAATGGTATCGAAGGAGTCAAAGAGGTCTGCGGTCTTGTCACCGGCCTTGTTGCGTACGCCACCGACGAACACCACTTCGTCGATGTGCATACCAATCTTGGCAGCGAAGAGCGTCACCAGCTTACGGGCAATCATACCCTTCGAGATACGCTCACCGGCGGCGATGCTCTCACCCCAGATGGAGTGCAGCAGCGGCATGGGATCGAAGTCCTTGGCGCAGTTGCCGGGGAACACCTCGAGCGTACGGCCATTGATGGCATAGTCAGCATCGTCGCGGCGGCTCGACTTCCACGGCCCCAGCTCGGCATCACCTTCCAGCTCGTTGAACGTAATAGAATTGCGGACTCCGGGAAGTACGGTGACATACTTCGCCGTCTGGTCCTGGAACACCTGGAAAGGAATCTGCTGCAGTTCGCGGCTGATCTGCTGGGCGCTCTCTTCGAGGAATTGTGGAGTGATGACTCTTGCCAACTCGTCCACGGTCATGTCTGTAATCTGTCCCATAATCAGAGGAGGTTTTTGATGCCGTTATACATGTCTTTGGCGGTCTTAGGCGCGTGAGTGCCCTCATCGCCAGCGGGCTTGCTACCAGTGTCGGCACCGGCTTCAGCCTTAAAATTGTCAAACTGTGTCTGGAGGTCAGCCAGGTTCTGCTCGGCAGTGGCCTTGGCATCCTCGGCGGTCTTTTTCTCAGCTTTCAGGTTGGCGATAAGATCGTCCTTTGCCTTCAGCTCATTCTCCAGCATGTTCAGCTGGTCTTCAGTGAGAGTGGCTTCGCCCTTCTCGCTGACTGCGATATCCTTGATGGCAAGGATGGCGCAGATGAGATTCAAAACGATTTTCTTCATTGCTACTATGGGATTGGTAAGTGAATTGTCCTCATGTTCGGCATCGTTCATGATGCCAGACATATTTTTTAGCGCCTCTTTCATGCGCCGGAAGATGGAGCGGGAGGTTTTTTCCTCCTTGGCGAAATGAGGAAGCCCGTAGTGTTCGCTTGCTCCAGCAATGCCAGCGTATGCATTCTTGACAGCCTTGGCCTTTACTGCCTCGTCATCATCGTCAAGCACAGAGTCAACAAGGCCAAAATCCTTGGCATCCTGTGCGGACAGCCATTTCTCTTGGCTCATCATGGAAAGATTCTCTTCAAGTGTCTTTCCATTCTTCTGAGCATAGATGTCTGCCAGGCACTTGTCGATAGTGTCAAGTTGTTCGCGCTCATGCTGGAACTGCTTGATAATGTTGTCTAGTTGCTCCTTATTAGCACTGGTCCACATCTCATAAGTTGCCGATGAGTTATGAATGAGCATCATCGAGCCGCGGGCAATCTTCACACTTTTGGCCTTCATGCAGAGGATCGTGGCGGCGCTTGCCGTCATGCCGATAATGACCATGTTGCATTTGCCGTGGTCTTTGATATACTCCATGATGGTAAGGCCATCGTCAATGTAGCCTCCGAGCGATGACACGGCGATAGTCACTTCCTGATCCTTGTGGTCGTTCAGAAAGTTCTTTACCATATTGGCGGTCGTACCCCGGTGGCCAGTCCACCAGTCGTATGCCACGCCGATTGTTCCAGTGATATAATAGTCGTACTTCATACCTTTTTGTTGATGTCAGCACAAAGGTACGAAGTAGGAAGCGGGAAAGAAAATACCTTATTCAACAATAAGGAGCATGGGGAGTAACGACTTCCAGGTGATGGTAACAGTCTTCAATGTGGTGTCAGCTGGTTTTTCCGGAAATGGGTTCTTTTCCTTTATTATGGGATAGGGGCGGGAGTCCGTTCCTATCATATACTGTTTTCCGTCAATAGACGTAAGTCGGAAGGAAGCCTGTCGTACAGTTATTGGTTTTTTGTCGCAGGTATTGAATGTTGCCGTTGTTGTATAGACTTTCTGGTTATTCTCGTAGCTATCCTCAATAGTCACACCTACGAGTTCTTTGATGTCGATTTCAGAGAAAATGGGTTGGCTTTTGAAACGGCATGTCGTTTCACTGAGCACCTGAATACTTCCCAGGCTACAAGCATCGGCAAATTCTATCTTTTTGACATGAACTAAGTTTGACATAGTTGAACAGTATTGAACAGGTTTGAAACTTTTCTTCGATTTTGTGGATAGAAGCACAAAGAGATTTAACTTTGTTTAAGGGTTTTCGTGCTTGTATCCGCGAGATACGTTTATTCCGGCCTTGTTCTTGTAGGCATCCTTAATGCGCTGGAACTTCATGCGCAGGTTCTCGTAGTTGTTCCCTGTCATGGAGATGCCGTTGGCCTCCATCCAGTCCATGACCAGCTTCGACAGTTGCACAGAGCGGGTGCCAATATCGGTCAGCTCTTCCCACATGTGCATGATGAAGAGGTCGTCGATGGCTTCGGCAATGGCGGCCTTGCCATGCTTGGAGATGTAGTTGTACACCTCCGGCTTCTTTGACTTGCTCCCCATTAGGCAGATAGCCAGCTCGCCATCCTGCTGCGTCTCGGGCGGCACACCGGCAGGCCGGGGACGTGAGAAATGGCGGATGACATTGTTCAGGTTTGTAGCCGCAGGGAACTCGCACGGCCTTCCGAAGTGGTGTTCACACCACTCTCGCTCATAGAGCGGAAGCTTGACGTATATTTGTATCTGACTCATAGGCAGCAATAAAACAATGCAAAGTTAGCAATTTTTACGCAAATACGAGAACAATACCATGTTATATTTAAGTAATCTAAAATTTTCGCGCATACGAATAGCTAAATGGCTGCACACGCTGCACACAAATGCACACAAAATAATAGTTGACTGATTATCAATACTTTATCTCTAAATCCTTTGTGTGCAAAAGGGAAAATCTGTGTGCAAAACGCGCCTTTTGTGTGCAGAGCGGGTGCTTGTGTGCAGAGTGTGTGCAAATTTGTGCAGGGTGTGTGCAGACTCGCCGTTTTGTGTGCTACTTGTAATCGCTTGTAAATCAGTGTAAAATGTAAATGTGTGCACCTGTGTGCATGTGTGTGCAGCATTTTTCTCGTGCGCGTGCGTGCGCATGAGAAAATGGGTAGAAGTGGGGGTATTGCTTAAATTAGTGATTAAATCCCCTCCAAGAAAAGAGCCCGACGCATCACGCGCCAGACTCTCGGCAGAAAAATTTATCTTGAAAACTACGAAGCTACTCAGAACGGCTCGTCGTCCGTAGGCTCAAACAAGTCCGGTTCTTTCTTCCGGGCTAAGCTGCTGGCTTCAGCGGCTTCGGCCTCCTTTTCCATCTGGTAGGCCCGTTCAGCAGACATCGACTCCAGGTTCAGGTCGAACTTATCCTTCAGCTGTAGGTAGTCGAAGCACATACAGCGATCGAACTTGCAGACATCGACCTGACGCGTCTGGCCACCTTCTACGCGCGTCTCGGTGAGCGGTCGCCCGTCCTGGAACACCTTCCACCGTTCCGAGGCCTTCATGCCAAGGTAGGCCCCACTGGTGGTGAGATAGTAGCGGATGGAGTCTTTCGACATCACCGTCTCGCCCTGCTGCTTGGCCATGCGCTTGTACTGGCCTATGAAGTGGTTCAGGCGCAGCATCAGTACCGGCGTATTCGTGCGGTACTCTCGCTCGGTGCGGTCGGTTTTCAGCGTCTTGACGTACTTCACCTTGAAGTCGCCGTCGCTGTAGATCATTCCTTCCTCGTAGAGGTAGGTCATGGCGTTCCATAGGTTGCCCAGCTCGTTGTTGCTGATGATCTCTGAGTTCTGCCGCTTGATGCCCTCAACGCACAGTTTCTTCATTTCCTCATAGTCGAAGGGCAGTGAAAGCTGCTGGTAAAGCGTCTTGTATGCGGCCAGCAGCATCACCCAGTTGCGCCACAGGCGGTCTTCTACCTGGCTACCATCAATGAGGTCGTAGACTTCGTTGGTCACTTCGTTGTAGGTCTCATAGAACGAGCTCTCGAAGAGTGCCCGGTGCGACAATATCTGCTTTGTCAGGTGCTGCAGGCCCAGCTTGCGGATGTCGGCCAGGTGGTTGAAGCGGTCCTTGGCCTCGCGGTCGTGGACGGTGGTGTCGTGCGTCAGGTATATCATACGCGAGAACATGGCTATGTCGAGCGTCGGCATCTCCTGGCCGCTGACGATGACACCGCAGTCCACGGGTGTCTTCTCTATCTGCTTACCCCGGTCCATGTCCATGCGGGCCCTTCCTACGCCGTCATAGGCTCCTTTGATGATCTCTATGATGCGCATGTCGAGCGAGTTCTTGTACTCGTCGAGATGCACCATGCCGTTGGCTGACATTGCTAGTGCCTGACTCAAGCCTGGCGCAGTGGTGTTGCGTAGGTTGATGGGACGGTCACCAACGGTGAAGAAGCGCATGAGCGTGATGCCCAGTTCCGACTTACCGCTGCCCTTCGGTCCAAAGAGATTCAGCAGCGGGAAGTTGGTGGTGTAGCCGGTGATGACGTCGCGGAAGATAGTGGCCAGCAGATAGCACAGGCCAATCTTTGCGTTGTTGCCGAAGACGCCAGCCATCATCAGGGCGAAGTCGCGGAGCGATATGCTGCTGTGCCCCTCAGGCATGACGAACTGGCGCTCGAAAGAAAAATAGCTGGTGTCCTCTGCATAGAGGTCGCTGGCTCCCTGGAGGTAGTAGTTGTCGAGCTGCTTGTTGGCATCATGCAAGTGGACGATGCCCATGTGGTCAGCGGGATACCAGTCGTTGTCATAGATACAGCCATTACCGAAGGCCCAGAAACCTCGTTTCTGCCATCCGTATTGCCGGATCCTGATGGCCGTGCCGGTAATGTCAAAGAGATAGCTTTTCAGCTTGGTAAGCTCCTGCATGGTTGCTTTCCAAAGGAAGTTGCCGGCGCTCTCCACGCGGGTCATGAACCTGGGCAGCGATACCAGTTCATCGGCAGTCAGTTCCAGCGTGCGCGTGGTTCCGTCCACGTTGGTAATCTCATACAAGCGTTTGGAGTCGTCGACGCCCATGATGTGGAACAGAGGCTTCATCTTGAAGTTCGACCATTGTTTCTCGCCACCGTCCTCATTGCTCCAATAGCAGTTATGCTCCTCAAAGAAGCCATATTTTCTCAGATCGATGCCAGAGCGTTGGGAACTCTTTTGGGCCTTGGCCTCGTTACGCCGGCGCTTGGCATCATTGACTGCATTCTTCCACAGCGACTTATGTCCGTACTTCTCGCCCAAGGCGTCAATCAAACTGTTTCGTGTGAACTCGTCTTGCTCCAGGATCAGCGTGTCGCATATCTCCTTGATGCTGTCGCTCTTGGCGGTGTCTGTCTGCTCTTCATTGTAGATGTGACGGGCAAGCCAGATCACGAAGTCCTCGGTGGTAAGGGTGCCCAGCTGCGCTTCCGCACTGTTTTTGCCTCCCTCCTCGCTGCGCTTGAAGTAACTGTCGGCATCCTGCTTGTGCTCGGTTCCGTCATTATCCACTAAAGGCGGTATCTCCTTTACCGTCACCCTAAAGCCGGCCTCCATGGCCAGGCGTCCGTTCTTCTTGACAGCCTCGATGCCGGGCCCGTCCTGGTCAGGGATGAAGCAGAGCGTGCAGTGGTAGCGTTTCAGCATCTGGAACTGCTCCTTGGTAAAAGCGGTTCCCAGGGCCGCAATAGTATTGGTGATGCCTATCTGTTGCATCTTGATAACGTCCGGCGCTCCCTCCACCACATAGAATAGCTCCTGCCTGGCACCCTCTTTCTGTGCGAGGTCGAGTCCGAAAAGATGGTTGCCTTTTGTGAAGAAGAAACTCTCAGCACCGTTCATGTATTTGCTGCCCTTCTCCTTGTGCTCGTCCATCGTCCGTGCCGTGTAGCTGATGACTCGACCGAACTTGTCCCTTATGGGTATCATCAGGCGGTCGTTGTAGAAGCCGTAGTCGTTGCCTTTCTCCGACGTGCTGATTAGCCGCAGTTCCTTCATGATGGGGATGCTTAGCCCCTCCTTCTGTGCAAAGGTGATGATATCTTGCCAGTCCTTCGGTGCATAGCCTATGCCCATTTCCTCGACGGTGGCGGCACCCCATCTGTTGACTGCATAGCTGTAAACTGCCTTGGCCTCCGGCGTGTCGGCATGGATGCACTCTACGAAATGACGTTGCACATGCTCGTAGATGACGAACGCACTTTCACGCTTCCGCTGTAGCTCTATCTCCTCCTTGGTCGGCTCCCGCTTCTCGTCCTCTTCTATCTGGATGTGATACTTCTCACCCAGAATCTTACATGCCTGTGGAAAGCTGCAGTTTTCTTTCTCCATGACGAAGGTAATGGGATTGCCACCCTTGCCGCATACGAAGCAGTGGCAGATGTTCTTTACCGGACTGACAACGAAGCTCGGGTTCTTGTCGTCATGGAAGGGGCATAGTCCTTTCCAGTTGACCCCGCTTTTCTTCAGGGTCACATAGTCTGCCACTACGTCCTGAATGTTCAGGCTATACAGCTTCTCGATGATATGTTCTTTAATCATAGCTTCAAGATTTCATGGCTGCAAATGTAAACAGTTGCAGCCTAACTACAAAACACATTTTTACGGAGGTATTTTTACCCCCCCCCAGTCTCGCTATGTCTCACCATAGGCGGCCCTCCTTCTCGGCCGGCTCCACCTTCAGCCACTTATAGGCCGAGCGGCAGTGCTGGCGTGTCACCAGCTTGTCGCGCATCTCCCGTGTCTTCGTCAGGCTGTGCGGTGCTGTCACCGCCACACGCTCTCCGGTCAGCCGGCTGATGCCGGTCACCACGTATAAAGGTGTTTTCATACTTCTCTTATTTGAATGTCCTGATAAACTTTGAGATGGCCAAACATACTGCGTGTCCAGTCGCGCAGTTCGACGGCCTTGAGACGGCTGCAGGGCAGGCTGAGCGTTTCTCTTTTACCCCCCCATAGTGTATACCCGTGACGACGTAGAGTGGTACTTCTGCTTTCATGGCACTTCTTCGTATTCGTCAAACTCAATCATTCCGGTTTTCATCAGACGCCGATTCCTCTCTATCTGCTCCGGCTGCATACGCTGGAGCGCCAGGCAGAAATCTTCCATAGCCCTCCTGTTTGCCCTCCAACTCTCTATCGCCATTTCAAGTCTTACTCCAAAGGTTTCCATACGCTCATATAATTTCCTTCATCATCACAAAACACCTTGGCGTCCTCCTCTTTTTCCCAGAAGAGCTGCTTGCCAGTGGCCATGGCATAGTCAAGTTCAACGTTGGCCCCATTCGACTCGGACCAGTCGGCCAGCATATAGATGGCATCGCAGTATTTCAGCTGATGCAGGTCGAGCAGCAGAATTTCCTCGTAGAACGTTGTGCCCTCAATCTTTGCTATCGACTCGGCATGCTGGCCCAGCCCGCTTGTGGTCGGGTTGAACGCATCGAAGCCTTTTGCTCTCAGCATGGCTTCTGCCTTTGCGAATTTTTGTCGAGTGGCCTCGCTGAGCACCTCTTCGCCTATCTTTCCACTAATGTATACCTTCATATCTTTTTCCCTTTCCTTTTGTACACCCAGCCAACAAGCCGGTTGTACGGCAACGCTATTCCGTGATTTGTATTATGTTTGAAGATAGCGAAGTCGCCGTCCTCATCTATTTCTCCGTCGGAACATCCCTCGTAACACTCCAGGTTGTCGAACACGAAGAGGGCAATTCTGCTTCTGTCAATCTCACAGAGCGTGTCCGGCTTGCGTAGCTTGTACTTCTGGCCGTTGGTCAGCGTAATCTTAATGTTTTCTATGCCCATGGTTTTTATATCTGCGTTTAACTGTAAGAACAACGTCCCATGGTCGATACTTCAGATGCACTGCTATCGACATACTATCAGCATTGACGCTGGTGGCCTGCTCTACCATCCAATCGGCCTGCGTCTTCAGGTCGTCATTCATCCGCAGCTTCAGCCACGATGTCAGGTACAGGTTCCAGGCTGTTCTGTGTAATTGCTTTTTCTTTCTCATATTCTGTCTTGTGTTATAAATTTAAATGAATACTCATTGTAACCTCTGAAGCCATTGACGTACTCGCACATCTCGAAAATATCACCCTTACATTCAGAATCCATTTCACATTGGTAACAACAGTCTTCACCGGACAGATCATCAAATGGAATGGCCTGTATTGTGTGACCACCACACAGAAACGGAATTCCTCACACAGCTGCATCACGGGCAGCTTCTTTTTCCTTCAGTTTCATCATACTAAAAGCCTTTCACTAACGTCAAAGAAAGTCTTTTCATCATCATCATATTCAAGTATATCACCGAAGGTTTGGAAATATAAACGCGCTATGTCTTCGTCAACCTTTCCTGACTGGAGATAAATGCCGCCTTCTTTCCCTTTGCTGACAAAAATCCGGGATGCGTGTCCCTCCGGTTTGTTCTGTGCAAGGATGTCACGCAGGAGGTATACAAACATCTCTAAGTCTCTTCTATTGAGAAAAGCCTTATTGTTGGCCTGTTTCATTTTCTCTATCACAGGAGCATAGAACTTTGGACTTTTGCTTTTCCAAAACATGTGAAAACAGAAAATCATACGGCCACCTCCTTCCTGATCATCGACAGGTTAGTCACTATCGCGCCCCACGCTCCCAACGGGGTGGGTTCGTCAAAGTGTACATCGACGAATGATGTACTTACGAAGTCATAGATGTCTTCGATGACTCCGCTATGATGGATGCCGTCACCCGTGACAGCCGCATCTACGATTACTCTTTCACCTATATTCATAATGTAGCAACTATAATTTTGGAAATGTCTTTTGACGAATCGAGGTGCAACTTTTCTTTGATTCTCTGGATTGTATTCTTGATGGTCGAATGAGTGACGCCTATCTCATCTGAGATTTCTTCGTATGTATATCCGGCACTCGACATCTTGGCTATCTCCGTTTCCCTTGATGTAAGTCCAAAGGGTTTTGGCTTGCAGACGATGCCTTTCAATGGACAGTCGTTTCGCCATTTCAGAGGGCAGGCAACATCTTCGATATGCAGCACCCCGCCTTCGATGTCGAATGTCAACCCGTCGAACTTTCCGAAGTTACAACGGATGAAGCGGTGAACAATCAGGAAGTGAAAGAAAGATTTGTTAGGAATGGACGCCCGGTACTCCATGGCAAGTGCATTGTATGCATCCGGATACTGGCTTTTAATCAGTCCGGCAACATACTCGGTCAGCTCTTTGTCGCCTTCAGCATATTCTTTGGTGAAAGGGATGCCTTCTTCATCCACTTTCACCTTTCCGTCTGGCGATACATAGAATTCAATCTTACGCATGCACATAGTCAGCCCTCCCTTCTCTCGATGACCTCGTTGATGATTGGAACTTCTGTCTTTCCCCATCGGCCGTTCTTCATCTTCAGTCGCACGTTGGAAGTGCTCTGGCCGATGGCTTCTGCCACGTCACGCACAAAGCCGTCCTTCTCTCCACGCGGCAGTCCTTCATAGTAGGAACTAATTCCTAAGCAGTCCAGTTTCTTCATAAAAAATTTGGTTTTACTAAAAATAATTATTAAATTTGTGGGCAAAATTACGATTAAATTTGTAATTACCAAAACAAAACTAAGTAAAACTAATGTTTTGTTGTGGTATTTAATATTTGTTAAGATATGAAGTATGTTGGCTCACGCCTTCAGGCGCTGTTAAAAACAGAACGCGGTGGTTATACAAAGCTTGCTACGAAGATGCTAAAATATCGTAAGCCTCGTAAAAACGCCAGCAGGGAAGAGTATAACCTTATGCCTTTCTTCGAAGACGGGCATAACGTTACGCTTAGTACGTTGACGGCTCTTATGCGCGAAACTGGCATGACCATTGATTTTTTCGTAGATTTCGAACCAGGCGAAATTCCTCAAGCAAAGATGGATGGAGTTACCGGCAATAACAATATAATTAACAGTACTGTCACTAATGACCTGACTCAGAAAGTGGATCATCTTAGTGAGGTCATTCGCTTAAAAGACATGCTGATTGCTGACAAGGAGCGAATCATTACGTCCAAAGACGCAGAAATAGAGCAATGGAAAAAGCGTTACGATGACCTGATTAAGCTTGCTCAGTTCGGGGGGTCGGACAAAAACGGGACAATACAACCAAAATAAAACAAAGTTAAATTATAATTATAATACAGTTCTCTAGACGCTTTTACAAGTGTCGTTGTGAGACAAACTGCGAACCCTATTAACATTATTAATTATGGAACAGCCTTGCGGAAACTTAGTAAACAAAGGACAGCTCGCTGTCTCTTTGGTTCCTGCCTCCGCAACTGAAACTGGGTAACAAACTCTAAACGAGTAAGTTACCCAGTTTGCGTTTTTAGGTGGAACGAATCGGCACATCCAGGATATCGGACTCAAGCGAATTTCTCGTCTTTGACTCCCCTTAATGCAGCTCTAAAAGCCTTAACCTTAGCATTGAAAGATTCCGCAGCAGCATTGGATGACCTATTATTGTAGAAGTTGAGTATGTCATCATAGTGCTCAAAGAAGGTCGCTGCGATAACATTGAAGGAATAGCCCCTGCCTCTTCGACCTTGTAGTACCACTTAGCCATAGACAGCCTCGCTGCATCCTTGATGGTATTTTTGGCAAAGACCACCCTCAGCGAATGTCTGAGCGAGTATGCTTACGTGCGCGACTACGTGGCCAGGGCCGAGCAGGCCCTCTTCTCCGACGCCTTCACCGACCCCGACCACGGCTGGCAGGCCTACATGGACATGGACTCCTTCGCCGACTGGTACGTCATCAACGAGA